GTAAGTTCACTTGTCTTTAAATTAGACATAATGATTTTACCAGTACCTTCTAAGGTAAATGAATCAGTTAATGTAGCTGATCCATAATACACTTCAGTAGTACTGTTGATATATTTGAAACCATCTTTCAATATTTTTCCAATTTCAATTAAGGATTGAATTTTGTTTCTTTCCTTATTGAAAATTGAATCTATATTTAAATCACATATCTCTTTTGAAATATTATGGAGATCATTTAGATCATCCAATTTAATATCTCTAAATCTAGATAATGTGTTATAGATGGCCAAGAATATTGGATTGTTATTTAATGAATTCTTATCTTCGACATCAAATTTTGATATTAATGTCTTAGGAGAATTTATTAATTTAACATTCATTTCTAAAAGTCTTGATCTTAGTCCATGTGATAATACCCTTTTCAATTCGGAAAGGATTGTATTTTCACTAGGAATGTTGTAATCTAAGGTTGTTATATTTCTTGCGAAAAGATTTCTAATCTTATCGTAAGAATAATAACCAAAAATTACATCTAACATCAAGGAGAAATTCTGAAGGGATGTTATCATAGAATTTGATAGTTTGAAATATTTTTTATTTCTCATTATCAATTTATGATATAAGGAGTTAACCAAATCTACTAAAGAATTGGTACTACTTGGAAGGTAATTTCCTTTGATTTTAAAATAATCATACAACACTGTAAAAACAATGTTGGGATTATTTATATTTCTAAGGATACCTCCAAGTGGTAGTCCAGTTATCTCTCGGTTATGGCTCTCTTGAATTCATCTTTTAGCAAATTCATATGTATTTGAAGATACATGTGTCTTTTGCAAAGATAATTCAACACCAAGACCTTTGATCACTTTTATATACTTCTGGGCGACCTTGTCATTTTTTATGACAATGTCATCTCCAAGAATTATATATTGATCAAAGTTCTTGTATCCACAAAGTTGTGCACAATAGTACACAACTAAGTGATGAGTCAAGGTGAAGACACTTCAAGAAGAATAAGTACCCATGGGTTGACCAGTTTTGTATTTTAACTGTCAACCTTCTGGAGTACTAAAACTTCTTTCTTGAAGGATAGATTGTCAAGCTTGTGCTAGTTTCATATCAAAGATTCTAGCCATAAGCCTTTTCTGTAATTCTACAGGAAATCTATCTGTTGCTGAACTTAAGTCCAAGGATCAGAAATTCTCATTATTAATCTC